TCTAATATCTCCTGTAGCTGGATTAATATACTTAACATTAATATAAATACTATCTATTGCTTCTTCTGCTGTTGTATCGGGTCTAGGAGTACCAGTAACTGTTTCATAAGGCACACCTGCAAAAGATGGTAGATAAGCTGTTGTTTGAAAAGGCTGTTGTGTAGTAGCAGGATTAAATGCACTAGCTGGTGGCGTATATTGATTTGGATTAATTTGTGCACCTTGATAAATAGATGGTTGATATCCCATTCCACCCCGTGACATTTTTTTAGGTTCATCATTTTCTTGCGGTACACTACTAACAATAATTAAATCTGCCATATCAAATGGAAGATCATCAGGTATTGTTGCTTCATCACTATTGCCCATTTGTCCCATAGCTTCCATTTTTTTTAAGCCCATTTTAGCTTCTTGTCTTAGCTGCATTAATTTATCAAGGCCAATGTAACGAACTACATCTTCTGGAAAAATAAACTCACCTTCACTTATCATAGCGGGTATATCATCACGAACACCTTTTTTAGTACCGCCTACAGGAACTTCATTTCCAGATACCTCATCTACTTCACCACCCTCATCTTCTAGGCCCCCTCGTGCAAATAAATCTAGCTGTTTTTCCATTGTAATTTTACCCATTTTTTAATACTTCATCACGTAACATTTGTAATCTACGTAATTGAAATAAAGCACCCTGTGCTCTATACATTATTTGTATATTATCTGCTTGTTCCATATTACGATGTTGTTGTTCTATTAACGTATCTAAATAGTTACTGAACTGGTCCCACTGCTGGTGGTTGCTGACCAGCCCCTTGAGCTTGTTGAGGTGCTCCTTGTTGTTGTTCATTGCCACTAAATCCTTGTTCTTGTGGTGTTGGTGCTTGTCCAGTACCTATTGTACCGCCACCTGCTCCTGTCGGGTCTATAGGTGGTGCTTGTTCAACTTGTTGTTCTTGTTGAAACTGTTTCATAAGTTCAGCTTGTAATGCAGCTTCACTCATATTATTAGTAACTTTTTCTGGATCAAGACTTAAAGACTTTGCAATTTCACGAATAACATATTGAAATTTAGCAAAGGGTGCAAGTGCAGGACTAGATGCAATCTGCATAAATTGCATAAGTCTTTGACTACGTACCTCATTAGCCATAAGACTTTCTGTTCCACGAGCTTTAACTTCTAAATCTCCTTTAATCTCAGGATCAAAATCAAATTGCATATTAAATCTAAACAAACCCTCACCAAGAGGACGTAATAAATAATCATCTACATTTTTAATTACATTTTTTATACTGCCTTGTGCGGCACCCATAAGCATACTAATACCAGAAGCAGTACGACCCACCCCAGATACCCCCGTTTGACCATGTGCGAAAGATGGAAAACCAGTTGATTCATCTGCTAATACCCTTGCCTTATCAAATAGCTGCAAATTTTCTGCAGCAACATTTGGAAACTTGGTGCCGAAAATAGCCTGTCCTGGAGCACCACCCTGTCTCCTAAATACTTTACCAGGATATACTGTTAAGTCTTGGCCTGGAACTAAGTTTGTTTCATCTACCTCAATTAAAAGATTACCAGATAATACAGCATTGTCAACAGCCATTCTCATAAAGCCATTCATAAGAGTCTGTGTATCATCCATATTTTCTGCTATACCTACGCCAAAGAATGAATATGGGTTTAGTTCATAAGGTACAGCCATGTAAGGAATAGTTGCAGGTTTAAATGGATTAAGAACCATTCGTAAAAGTTTACCATTACAAATCCATACATTAGCTTGTAGTTCATCTATGTCTTGCATTTCAGGTGGTATATCTACACCTTGATCAAGTAAAGATTCAACCTCAACCATACCCCAATATTCAAGAACTTCAAATCTGTATACTCCATGCTCTGGTGCATAGTCAGATAAATCATCTTCCCAATATTCTTTATTGTAATTTTCACCTAGATTTATGGCTTCATCAATTACACTAGATCTAAAATATGGACGTTTCTTTAATGCTCTCATTTGAGAACGTGATAGTTTATGTCGTTCTATTACAAACTGAGCTTCGTCCATATTATTAGCATCTGGATCAGGATAAAGATTCCAAACAGAAACATGAGATACTTGTGGAATAGTTTTTATAGTAGGAGAATACTCTCCATCCTCTCCCCAATTAGGATATTCTTTATCAACAGCAAATGGCCCTTTCATTACACCAGTGCCAAACAAAGCCATTTCAAATGCAGTGCTTCTTAAATGTTTACTAGCACTAGATTCTTCTAATTGATCATGTATTTTCTTTTGCATTTTTTTAGCTGCAATCATTGCAGGACTAAATGTAACTGCAGTTGGAGTTTGTCCAACTCCCTTTTTTAATCCCTCTACATCTTCTAATTTATCTTTTAAAGATCCAAGACTTTCTAATAAAGTTTTTTGGGTTGCACCTTTTGGAAACTCTTTACCATCTCCTGAAAAACCATATGGACTTACAGGTTCATCTGTTTCTGATTCTCTTAATTGAGAGGGTTCTTGTGGATCAAAATTTACATCAGCAACTACACCCTCTGGTAATTCTGTAGGGTCAATAGTTAAAGGAAATCTTTGTCCTGCAAATAGCACATCCACTATTTGTCCATATGCAGCAAGAGTTTTTGTTTTAGTAATTTTTATAAATACACGAGACTTTTCTGCTTCAGTAAATTGTACATCGGGACTATATATACCACGATAGTTACGATAAGCACGTAGCCAACGTTCTTCATCTTGCTGCCTATAGTCTTCTGCTCTATGAAACTTTTCCATAATAAAAGGAATTATATTGGCAGTTTTATAATCTTCTTGACTAGATTCTTTATTATCGTCTAATGCGATAGCATCATCTTCAATAAAACCTTCAGTATCATCTACCATTTAATTTTCCTTAATATCCAAATACTGCATCTGCTACTCGCATACCTTGAGAGGGAGTACCCATAGGGTCATAATCAAAGATACTAAACCTTGGTCTTGACATTATACCATAACGTAATGCATCATACAAGTGATCTTCTGATGTAGTATCTATATCTTCTGGGTTTTTTTTATCAATAGGCAATGCTGGTAGCTGAGATATTATGTTAGTACAATTATTAAAAAAGACTAATCTAGGTTCCTCAGTAAACTCATCTACCTGTAATCGTCTATGTACTTCATTTTTACCAGCCACACGTGATCCTTTAGATCTATCAGACTGTCTCCACCTACAACCTCGTTGTATCATTTGTTCAGCTAAAGATGGTCCTGTATCACCTCGTTTATGCCACAAAGAACTATCAAGCACTCCATACTTAATATTTCCATCACCAACTTCTAAATCTAAAATCATATCTGCTAAATCTGTAGCAAGAACTTTACTTACATATAGTTCTCTATAGACAACTAATTGTTCACTTGGAGATACAGCAAACCAAACTACACCTGATTTACTTCCATACCCATAGTCACAAGCTCTAAATTTAACCCAGTTATTTGGAATATCAAAAGGCTCAACTACGTGTATCTTTCTATCAAACTCTGTAAAGGCAGCACCCTCTTTAATATCCCAATCACCATCTAGTAATTGTCTTCTTTGTTGTTCAGGCAACGATAGTAACATTGCCTCATAGTCACCTTGATTGGCTAAGTAAGGATTGTCGGTAAGACGGGCAGGTATGAACCTACGTTTAAATAAAGGTTTACCAGCTTTTGCATGTCCAGCAGGATAACGTAACACTTCACCTGTTTCAATATCTGTTGCATTAAATGCTGTACCATGAGGTGCGGGGTCAATAAACATTTTTTTAACCCAATGATGACCCCGACCTCCTGGGTTAGTAGTTGCCCGCATATATACAGGTAAATCAGGTGCAGTGGACCGTAGACGTGATCTCATGTAGTTCCACGAAAAGGGTGAAGGCCACTGAGTTAATTCGTCAAAGCCTATCCAACTAAATGCTAGACCTTGGTATCGCAGGACATCGTCTTCCCTATCTAGGTAGGACATCCACAATCTCGCACCAGAGGGCGCAGTCCACTGCATTTTTCTCTCAGACCACTTAATACCTTTCCAAATCTTAGGATACATTTCTTGTGATTTAAATATAAGTTCTCTAAGTTCTTCTGTAGTATGACGTAAAAGTAATCCTGAAAAATCTGGATGCCCCATATATCGTAAAGGATCAGCTAACATTGCGTATGACTTGCCACCACCTGCACTGCCCCCATACAATACCTCACGTTCACCTGCTGCAAGAAAGTCTGTTTGGGGGCCATCGTTAGGTTTAAAAACTACGTTATGCTGTTCTTCTATGGATATTTGTGTAATTATAGAACTAGGCTGTGTCTGCGTTACTTTCTTTTTTCTTACTGTTAAGGCGGTTTTCTTCAAGGGCTTGCGCCTTGGCGATTGCCTTTTTTGCATATTCTGCCCATTTGCGAAGGCTTCTAGCTTTGTTGTTCCTTGTTTTTTCATTATCTAACCGTTTCTTTAATCCTACATGAGAAATGTATCTACCTGTATTTTTAGATAACCAATTAGCAACCTCACGATAAGAGTATTGCTTTATATATTTCTTAGCCTGTTGTAGTTTATCTAGCTCATCGGGTATGGGTACTAAAACTTCACTATCTTCAGGATGTAGTTCATAGCCAAACGGGACAGTTCGTGCAATACGAGGAATTTCTATCCACTCATTATCTTCTTGTAGGTCTGTTGGTTGGGGTAACTTCCAACGTCCTGTCTTATTCAATCTTCTTCTACCTGTTTAGGTGGCATTAACATTACACCACCTTTTGTTTCTACTTGCATTTTTTCAGTTTTTACAAGACCTGTGCGATCTAATAATTCTTTTGCTGCTTGCATCTTATCACGTATACCTAACTCTGTAGGATCATATAAAGCACCTACCATAGCCATTGCAGCTTTAGGAGCATTACGTGATAGATATGTTTGTGTAGCATCTAATATCTCTTCTTTTAAACTATTAACAACATGAGTTGAAGATGTAGTATCTGCATATCCTGCTAATTTTTTAGCTTGAGCTATACTACCACCTGCCTCATCAAAAAGCACAGATAAAAACTTTTGTTGTTGTTCTGTAAGTTTTCTAGTCATCTATCATCTCAAAATGTGGAGCATCAATAAAAGGTCTACGTCCTTGTGATCTACGTAAATCTATATAGTTATTCATAGCTTCTTCTGCTGTGCCTTGATACATTCTAATATCACCCTCTGACCAAGCTGCTCCCCATTTAATAGCTACAGAATTACGTCTAGCTGCCTCTGCAAATGCATCACAAATATTATCATAAACATTTAATTCCCAAGAAATGTCAGAACCAAAATATGCAACCACATCTACGGCTCTACCATCAAGATGTTTACTTTTCATAGTCTGGGATCTACCAGAGTCAAATAACTTTTGTTGTTCTTCTAGTGTACGTAGTCCATAGGTTACACCAAAGTCTACTTTAGTTAACTCAATAGCATCCATTACTACAGCTACAAGGGTTTTTTCTACACCTTCTAATTTACGAATACTTCTTGCACTAAGTTTAAATGCCATTACTTTCTCCCAAAAAACTTAGTAGCTGATCTAACACCAAAACTAGCAGCTACAATTACACCTAAGGTATACTGATACCAATCAGGCATTGTCTCCAAAGCAACAAAACCATTTGCTACTATCTCTCTACCCCAATCTCCAGTAAATACTAAAATTAATGGTATGGAAAATAAAATTGTTAGCCACTCGTCTTTCCAACTATTGTTAGAACCTTGAGCCATAATCT